GAACGGCAAGAATGGTCGCAACATTCCTGCGGAGCTGTTCCGGCTCTATTTTTATGTCCTCAAGATAGCTCGCCTGTGCCAGAAGCTTGGCTTGTCCTACTGCGTGAGCAAGTACCTCGGCTTTAAATTCTTTGTATTTCATTGATTTCACCTCGATTTCTGGTCTGCCATCATCAGTACCGGGAGACCGTCCCCGGCAGACAGCCGAATTATTGTCGGCTGTTTCGGCTTATTTTTCGTCCACATAATTCGTCAAGGGTGCACC